TGTTATCATATACCCACTTGAGTTTTGGGTTCTCCTTAATCTTCTTAAACTTCTCGTAAAGAAGATAAGTACACAGAGCATCCATTGCTGCGTATGTTTTCATCACGTCAAACGGAATAGACCCCCACTGGAAGTCTCCTTTGAGGATGCCGTGTTCTTTGCGATAGTTATCCATCCACTCATACATTGGCTTCTCATAGTCGCCATATGGAGTAAACCGAATGGATAACTGCTTGAGACCATGCCCTCCAGGATTCTCGTCTATGAGGTAGTGGAGCAACATGGTGTCTTCTATTCTTGGGAACTCAAAGTTGAAGTGGTACTCAAAGAATGCAACGTCAAACTTTGCGTTATGAAATACTACTCGCTTTTTGTTGAAAAGCGTTTGAAGAAGCTCTTCAGTTTCCTCATCAAAACAGTCTGTTGTGATATATGCTCCGCGCTTGCCGTCGTAAGAAAGTGATATCCCCAGAATGTGCCCGTCCCGAGGATAGAGCCCAGTCGTCTCGGAATCCAGAGCAATATATGTACTAGGATGCGCGATTGCTTCTCGTAAAAACGCGTTACACTCTTCTGTATCTTGTATGCCAAATGCGATTGACTCATCTATTATCACCTCTTCTATTTCACCATTTATATACTTAATGATGCTTTCTTTGGAATCTTCCCATGTCTTACGTGCTTCTGGCTTGAAGGTAAGCATGGCTGGGTTTATTACTGGCAAGAATTTATCTTCTACTTTCTTACCAGAATATTCTGTTACTGAATTTATTTTTGTAAAGTATTTCAACGCGTCACTTCCGACTAGAACTACCCAGTCATAAAGGCTGGAATCAAACTGTATGTCACAGTCTCGCTTCAATACTTTCTTGATTGTAGGATCAGAACAAAGCTGATACTGGTCAAACTCGAAAGCTCCACCGAATGCTTTGTTAAAGTCCGTTCTGCTTGGTTTAGTTTCTACTAAGGCAACTTTAGCCATATAACTTCTCCTTTAACTTATCTACTTGAAGTTGACTGAGTGCACCTGGATCTGTGTCTTTGATATGCACATTCCTGGCTACGAGACCAACTTTCTCACACTCAGTCTTTAGTTTTTCTGCGGCACTTTGTCCCGCATCGTCTCCATCAAAAAAGATTTCAACGTATTCTGCTCCTTGTACTCGGAGCATTGATAATTTTGCTTCGTTGTAATTATTTGTTCCAAAGCAGCACACAGCATTTGTCAATCCCTTATCATGAAGGTTTATCATGTCAAAAATGCCTTCAACTAGGATAGCGGAACCCTGTATAAAATCCACTATCGGGAAGAACGGAAGTTTTGCGCCTGGAGGAGTAAATTTATATTTTGGCCTCCCGTCTGCTGTGTGCCGCCCTTGGAACGCAACTATGCGCCCTGCAATGTCTCTTATAGGAAATACTATTCTTCCTACATAGTCAGAGTCAGGGTGCTGAAACGCTTCAAATTTTCTGTAGGTTTCTGGACGAATGTTTCTCCAGTTTCCTACATATGGTAAACTATTCTGGGGAAAGGACAAGCCAACACTTTCAGACCTCTTTTGTATAATTTTCTTCTTGAAAAGTTCGCGCTGCTGTTGTAATTGGTTTGCCCTTTCCCCAAAATGATTAAATAAACTTCCCTTGTAACCACAAGAAAAGCAGTTGAATATACCAGTAATCTGGTCAATTCTCATACTTGGGTTCTTATCTTCATGCTCAGGGTTCAGACAGCGAACAAGAAAGTCGCTACCTTTCGGCATGAAGTATATATTTTTACTTGTCAGTAGTGTTTCTACATTCACCAGCTAGGATTCTCATCTTCGTTAGAATCAGGTAAATACTCTTCGTGCCACCCATCATAGACAGGAGCACCACGAGGTGGTACTTTTGGCTTCGGCTTTTCTTCCGTTGTGGCTTCTTCTGTTTCTTGTTTTGTAAATTTGAAGTCAGGTGCTAGTCCCAAAATTTTGTCCCCTCTGGTACCATTCTCGGTGTACAGTACGCTGTTATGTTTACTTGTGAATTTCTAAATCGCTGTCCGTGTACGAATACACCTCTTTCAATTCTATCTGAAAAATAGTTACATCTGTTTATATCTCGAAACAACATTCCTGCTGTATTCTCAGGCTCTCCATCTACAAGAACGATTAGCAAAAAAGCCATCAACATTACTTGCCAATATCCTCAATACTATCCTCACTGATTACTTGGTATGCACCTTTGTTGTAAGCAGGCGCAATAGTATATCCAGAAGAAGCCTGTACTTTCCAGTCATCTCTTGGACGTGGCTTGTAAGGAGTGAGCGGTGCTGACGGGTAGTCAGGTGTCTCACGACGAACAGGCTCGGGACTTGCATGAAGCTGCATATACTGTACCCTACGCTTGTTTGTATATAATGATTTGTTTGGTCTCTTTCTACCACTAGGTGAATATCTCATACTGCCTCTAACAATCATAAAGCCTCCATATTTTGAATATATATTATACTAAAAATAGATGCAAATGTCAAGAACTATTTTAGATGTCGTCTATGTCTTCACCAGTTTTTTGGTCATTATCCTCTCTTTCCGTGGGAGTAAGAGCGGTCTCTGGACCAATCTTGAGTGTCTCCCAGTCCATGTAAGAAGAAAAATCACGCATAGCGGCAGCTCGCATTTTTACACACTTGAAGGTAATACAATTATCTTCCTGTGACCAAGTTTCAAGACTGTATGCAGCATCTGCTGCGTCCAGTATTCCCTTGGCAAAACGAGCCTCACCGCTAGCGTCAGTTTGGTATGGCGAGAAGACGGGGGTTTCAAACTCTTGTGCCATACTCTTTAGTGCTTTACTAACTTCAATCTGCTCTGTCCAGTCATACTGCCCGCTACGGGAGGGCATACTGGATCTTTTAACTTGATTGATATAGTCCACGATAATCACGCCGACGTCCATCTTGCTTTTGATTTTCTTATCAAGTTCTGAGCGTATCTTAGAGATAGTCAAGCTAGGGTCATAAATTACGTCCAGCTGTTGAGTCGGGAGAAGCTCACAGCTAGTCTTTAACTTATCATGAAACTTCTCAAAGTCTCGATGTTCTCGATACTCTGCCAGTCTCTCCTGACTATCACTATATCTTGCAGCCCACCAACTAGCTACTTGCTCCCACTCAGGAATACTAAGATTCTTAGTTCGTAAGCGAGAGAAAGGTACGCCAGTGGCAATCGAACAACACCGTTGCAGTATTGCACGACTGTCCATTTCAATGGTGAAATATAAGGCAGACTTGCCAGAAGCATAGACTGAGTTAGCTATGTTCGCACAAGTGATAGATTTCCCTGCCCCGCGACGGCCTCCGACAAGAATCAAGTCTCGGGGGGAGAACGTGATGTCTTGGTCATACTCCGTATTTAGACCGAGAGGCAGGTACTTTCCAAGTTCTTCATCTGGTTCAAACAAGGGAATACGTTGCATACTCTCTTGTGGTTCTTGAAGTTCTACTTTTTCTTCGATATCAAGAACTATCTGATGTAGATGATTTACTGACTCCTCCGCATCCTCGAATGATATGGAGTTGTCAACATAATCCTCAAGAGACTTGAGTATCTCTTTCTGAGTATACTCATTCTTGAGGTACTGTAGAAGCATGAAAGGCTCAGCTTCCACATCGATGGCATCTATCGCAAAGAGTAGTTCTTTGGTAGATGTATCACGGATCTCGAACTTTAGATCCTCAAGGGTGGGGAGTCGGTGAAACTTCTCACAGTGCTTATCGATCTCTGTGAAGAGCCGATGGTATGCTGTGGGCAAATAGTGCTTGCGAGTGGAAGACCAAGACTCGAAATCTTGCAGGTCTAATACTTGCTTCAAGTAAGCACTTGCTATGTTCAACGATTCCCCCGATAAGAGTACAGCCGCAACGACCCCTCATCACGGCTGTAAAATTAACACTATTTTAATTTAGCTGGCGGCAGCTTTTTCTTTTTTAGCCGCACCATCATAATCAGACGCTGTTAATCCTCTTCGGGTCAACATAGTCTTTACACCTCTTGCAGTCTTGCCAATCGACTCTGCGATTGCTTCGACTGTCATGTCAGACACATCTCCCAGCTCTGCGAGAGGATCGCTCTTTGCAGAACCTTTGGTGTGTTCTTGACGGGGAATAGCGTCAATGTCACCAGAACGAAGTAGGCTGAGAGCCTTTCCTCGTACACTGTTTACACTACGGTCAAGAGCTTCGGCGATTGCTTCGACGTATGCTCCTTCATTTACCATAGATATGAAAGTCTCTTCCTCTTCAGGAGAGTACGTTCTAACAGTCTCCACTTTGGGAGCTGGTTTCACATGGTCAGTAAGTTCCATTGAAAGAATCTTACCTTGTATAGACTTTGCACTAAATGCTCCGCCTTCAAAGTTCTCAGCAATCTGAGCATAGGTATACTCGCCACTATTGTCTGAAACAAAAGCTGCAAGTGTAGCCTCTTGTCCTTCAGAGAAAGCACGAGTGCTCTTTGCTGAAGCAAGTTCTACTTCGTAACCCATCTTTCTCAGTTTACTAGAAACTGACCTTGTAGTAGTCTCAAGCTGCTCTGCTGCTTCTGCAACAGTGTCTTGTGATACTGGGGATTCATCACCGATGAAATTTGTGAGCTCTTCGGTACGCTCGTCTGTCCACTTAGGCAGGGTTGCCATAGTTTAGTCTCCTATCCATTCATTTAGACTTGTAATTATTGTTATGCCCCGTTCTCGGGCTTCTTTTGTTTTTGCAGACTCTATGCCTGACTCATTTACTAGGAATATCACATCCTTTGTCAAACTGCTTTTTACCACATATCCTGCATATGATAAAGCCTTTGTAGCTTCTGCTTTTGTTTTGAAACTTGAAAGTTTGCCGCTAATACATACTGCGCCCTTTGTTTCAGTTGCAATTTTTGGAGTTTGAAACTGCCAGTCAAAAGGTAGTTTCTTAAGACTGTCCTCAAACTCGTCAGAGTACCAGCTAAGCAAACTTTCTGTTGCTTTCGGCCCAAGTCCTGCGGCTTTACACTTGTCCTCATCAAGATCAAAGAGACTTTTGATTTTGCTGGACAATTTAGTTGCTGCAGTCTTTCCGATCAACGGAATACTAAATGCAGGTAATACATCATTCATACTAGCTTTTCTTGAATGATTGATTTCTCTTAAAAGTTTTATAGCTAGCTTTTCAGAGGAAAGAGCACACTTGATATTGTAATACGAAAGATTATAAATATCGAGAAGGGAGGTAAGTCCCAACTTTTCTATGCTCTTTGGGCCAAGCCCCTTGATCTTTAGTGATCTTGCGAAATGCTCAATCCGTTTCTGAATCTGAGCAGGACACAGGATATTAGTGCAATAAAGCATATCGTTCTTCCACTCAAGTGGTGATTCACAAGAGGGGCAGACTTCGGGTGCTAGTATCGCTTGCATAAAGATTCCTCTGAAAATGAAAATATATTATACGAAAAATTAGGTCTCATGTCAAGAATTATTTTTCCTCAACTCTTCGGACAATACGGGGGATAATTTCACCACTTCGTATGACCTCGACCTTACATCCGATTTCAAGTCCCAACTGCTCGATGTGAGCCATATTGTGTAGGGTTGCTCTCTGTACAAGAGCATCTCCAATCATAACAGGCTCTAGAATAGCCACTGGTGTGACTACTCCAGACTTACCTGTTTGCCACTCAACATCTTTCAGCGTAGTTATCACACCATCTTTCTGTTCCTTGAAAGCAAGAGAACCTCTTGGGTGGTGTGCAGTAAATCCTTGCTCGCTCCAATACTTTGTATCATCTAGTCGGAAGACTCTCCCATCTTGAGGATACAAGGAAGCATCAATAGAATAAACTGTACTAATACCGAACGACTCTACCATGGACAGGACATCTACCCAAGACTCGATAAAGTATGGACGCATATCATAGGCAACAAACCGAAGTTCGTTACAGCGTGCCTTGAACTCTAGCGGATCTTTAAGGTTCAGCGACCCCGCAGCATAGTTGCGAGCATTAGGTATAGACGTAGGAGCGACAACTTCTCCATCAATCTGTATCTCTTTTAGATAGTTTATCTTGGTCGGAACAAGATACTGGATTTTGTTCAGAATATCAAGACCAATCTTTCCGTTTCCTCTTGTGAGGGCGGAAGATAAGTTACCATCTCGATACATAATGGAGACTGCCGCTCCGTCTAGTTTAGGAGTGCAGGTTACTAACTGCCCTTCATGTTTTACTCTGAGCCAGTTCTCCAGCTCTTCGTTGTCAAATGTTTTCTGTAAAGAGTACATTTGATACTTGTGCGGAACTCCAGACTCGGGAGTGTACCCGATCTCTTCAAGCCCGTCATACAAAGCGTCCCACTCAGGATCAGTCAAAGGACTGTTACCACCTTCGTAGTATTGCTTTGCTATTGAATTTTTGTTAGTATTCTCACTCATATTTATATATTATACTAGAAAATGAATAAAGTGTCAAGAATTATTTT